TTGACAATGTACCGCGTAAGCCTATGCCTACTTCACAGGAGGCGATGGAGGGTATAATGGGTCGTTCTGGTACGGGAAAGACATTTCAAGCGCGCAATCCCCTTGACAGCGTAATTAATGCTGAGGACGAAAGTGGGAATCCCGAAAGTGGGCATCCCACGATGGATCTGATTATATCGGAGTTGCCACCAAAGCCAACACACAGAATTGTGCCGTCCGGCCTGCTACCAAGGCCGTCGTATGGTCTGCCACAAGGCCCCAACCCCGGCAGAAGGACCGATACGCCGTTGCCACCAAAGTCATTATCTGGTCGGCTCCCCAGCGAGATGACCGATAAAGACTATGGCAATTTTTATGACCGTCATTACCGTCGTGGGAGGGGTGGAGCGTCCAGAAAAATGAGAAAGTCCAGAAAAATGAGAAAGTCCAGAAAAATGAGAAGAGTAAAAACTCAAATGCGCCGCAAAAATAGCTCGCGCAAATCAACTCGCCGCCGCACACGCAAATAGATGCGGGTTCTGAGAAATATCTCATAAAATTCTAAGCCAAATAGAATTTTATGAAAAGAAAAATACTCGCATAAAAGAAGTTAGAAAATTTCTAATAATACAAATTACACACCCACCTAAATATTTTTAAATATCGTCAACATCAACTGTTTCTCCGTCTGCCGTTGTAATAATATTTGTTTTTCCAGCCTGAACCTGCGCCATATGAGTGTCCAGTACCTCCAAGAATTCCTGTGTTTTCGCATCAATGAAGGATACACCCTCTGCATCTTCGCTATCCGACATACCAATTGTTTTGCTATCATTAACAACAAACCGGTTCCAACTCACGCTCGTGACGTTATTTCGCAGTTTAGACTTATCACCCTCACTGTAAACCTCAAGGAGATCGCAAGTCGCAAACTTACCTGGCGCCGGTTCTTTTTGCCATTCGTGCAGCCCGACAAGAACCCACGTCCCCGGTGCAAGAAAATTGTCTCGCTTACCTCTTCCGCGAAATTTACCTCTAATATGGCACTGCAGCGTCTTGTCGTCCAATGTAGATACGTGACACTCCGCCCCGCCAAGGATCTTTAATACCTGCGCATATACTTCTGCGGGATCTCCAGATGTTCTCAGACCGCCCTCTTTCTTGATAGAATCCTTTCGCGCAAACCCTTTTGACTTACTTCCACCTGCAACGTTCTTGACCATGATTCTATTAACTATTATTAATTGATATATTTCTTTAAATTTATTTCAATTTTATTTTTTATCAAAATTTAAAGAAACCCGGGGGTTCGCAGAGTTCGGCCATGATTCGTTAAATTATAAATGGACCGCACTTGCAGACTAAAGTTGAAATCGGTCTTATGAAGGTCAACGAGGTTCCCCTTCTGGTTCAATAGTTTGATGGTTATTCTGGATATGTCTACCGGCCCGTAATATTCTCTCTTTTTGTATATAAAATTAGAGTTATTATCAAAGGTTGTACTGAACAGGTTGCTGCTTATCGGGATAATTCCCAATATATCCTTATTTAACACGCTGCCGCCCAGAATACCATACGTGCTGCTGGCCGGCTGTGAACCGGTATAATCCTCTAATTGAAAGAAAAGATAGTTAGAATACGTGTTTGTGAAGACGGACTCGGAGGTGTAAGAGTTTAGGTCCTTATAATAAACCTCTCTAAATCCCATTAGATATCCCATTGTCTGCACATATACCACAAACGGCAGCTGAGTTTTATCTGGCGGGGGCTCGCCATATTCAGTATAAATCGTGTTCGCATAAACCACCTTTGATGTCAACTCGGTGCATTTGTTATTTAGAGGGTCTTTTTTGATTGTATTCATTCTGAACGTGTGTGTATTATTACTAATGGTGGTTCTGCGCGTTGATAAACTAACCTCTACCTTGAACCTGTATGGAAATATACCTAATTGATCGTTAATTACCTTTGTCATTTCATCTGGAAAGCTGGCTTCAGTTATTGTGCCTAAAAAGCCCGGTAGTACATATGGCGAATAATTACCTACTGGTAGCGTTACTATACCTGATATACCAGTAAAATCCTCTTCTATATATATCTGATTTGTTCTGGCCTCATCATTAAATGCGTACATCACGTTGGGTATATTCGCGGACGTTAGAGAAATAGAAATAACATTTTTCCATTTTATAGGTAAATCAAATGTTGAATTAGACGGTTCCGAATTAAAAAACTCGTTTCTCCCTGCCGTATTAAACACGTATACAGAGGTGTTTGTCTCATACTCGTATCCGTTAATCCCCTCTGGAGGCACATCATTGGTCTCTAATGCGGGGTGCGATGAAAGCGGATTAATAATCTTACCTGTTCGCACATCTCGTCCACGGTTCAGAAATTTAACCGCCTGCTTTTTAATCTCAATATCGGACTCAATATCTTTATAAAAAAGCAACAGCACCTCCTTCGCGGACTTTATAAAATTAATAATGTCAAACTTATGTTTTGCACTGTAACTCTCATTATTCATTGATAATATTTCAGTAGCTAACTCCTCTTCTCGTTTCATTAAATCGGGCGGCGTATAGGTCTGGTCTAATTTAAAAAACTTTATTAGGTCATCTGTTGTATAATTATTGACGTCCAAATCAAAACTTGCCTCCATTATACTTATATTTGTTAAAAAAATAAAGAATCGTTCGCACCCAAACAAATAAACCTCTTAGTCATTGGTTTAGAAGGTTGGCTTGCGCTTTTTTCTTTACGTAATATATAATGAAAGGAGGTAGAGCAGTAAGTCAGTGGAATTTATTCACACAAAAGGTGTACAAAGAGGGCAAGGCCAAGAATGCCAACTATAAATTCAGAGACGCCTTAAGAGATGCAAGCCGTCGCAAGGCCGAGATGGGCTCAATGAGCGTGAGCCGTAAGAGAACCAGAAAGAGTGGACGGTCCGCTTCATTGGCGGGTGGAAAAAGACGTGCCCGAACCCAATCAAGAACCCGTTCTAACAAATAAGTAGACAATAATAACATAACCTAACCAGTGTAATAATACAATAATCCTAATGTTTATCGTATTATTCTCCTAAAATAGCAAATAATTGAGGCATTTTTTCGCGCGGCAATTTATTTACAAAAGACCAATCAGTTTCGTCGCCTAACAGTCTGGTATAGTTTGCGAACAATTCGTCCAAGCTTGAGCGCTTCGCCGGATTCGGGTGTGTGTTTTTGGACAGTACTGTTGTAAACTTAGTTATAAAGTTATTCGGTAGAGAGAAAACCCGAGAAATGTTCCCAAAGATATGCAGATATAAAACACTTATGCTATACACGTCCCACTTATCACTATTCTCTAATATATCCGAAATAATATCTGTTTGTGTCATATTTATGTATTTTTTCAAAGAAGCAATACATGCATCCTTATAAGACCCGCCAAATTTTTCAGAAAAAAGATTCAAAAACGGCAATCTTTTTACAAATTCCTCGCAAATCTCTTCAATAAACGAGTAGGAAATAGTAGAAAGGTTATTTTGTATTAGATAGAATAGGACGTGCACCTCTAATGGTTTGTGAGTGTAGTCGTGTTGTGCTTTGATAATATTAGTAATATACTCTATATTTAGCCGAGAAATGTGCAGACTCGTTTGAAAATTGCGAATTACCGGGTTCTCTCCGCAGTGAAGATTGAATGCAATATTTTGAGGAGATAGGTTGAAAAAACAAATGTCGTGCTCATTTAATGCGCGTAAACTCGCCAAGATATAAGAAAACGATGTAATGGCGCTGAAAATAAGGCGTTTTGGATCCGCAATATTAAACAAAAACTCGTCAAAATCAACCAAATGCTCGTTTTTATACTTGAAAATTAGGTATCTAACGTCGTTTGTTAAATGCAATTTTTCAACAACATTTTCATTTAATTGTCCTATATTTACAAAGTCACATGTCTCGGCAATGAAAAAATTGTTTGAATAATATTGGATTTGTTTGATTTTATCACTTATATCGGCCTCATTTTTGGAATAAAAACAGTACTTGGCCAAGTTGCTATTGTATTTGCGCGTCTCTCTCTTTTCAGCAAAAGTGGGCAAAAAATGACTGTTTATATTTGTTATATCAATGTTTGTATTCATTATTTATTTAGTTTATAGAGGTCGCTTTATTATTTTTATTTGCGAATAACTAAGAAGTGCCGGTTTTTATATGTTTTTTTGATCTTCTGCTTTATTTCGTCGGAATCTGTAAGGCCGCTCTTAGTTAGATGGCTAATCTCGTCTTTTATTAGCTCTAAATTACTATTACAAAAGTTATCAAACCCGTCCGATGGTTTATAGTTTGCATCGCCAATGCTCTTATTGATGTGCGAATCAATGGCCTCAAGTAGCTCCTTGCGAACGGACACATAATCGCGTCTTGGTTCTGGTGCCTTTTTTTCAGTGCTCTTTTTTCTGAAATAATAACGGGTGCTTTTAAACATTTTATCCAGAATATCGCCGTCATACCCTAATCGTGTCAATCGGAGCACTTCCTCGTTCACCATGTTTTCATTCGTATCTATCCATGCGACCCAGGCCTCCTTAAAATCCTTCCTATGGTCGTATTGATGCACCTTTGCAAAGGTAAACAAATCCTGCATAAAATCCTCTGTAAATTTGTAACGATAAATATTTACCACAATCTCTTCATTATTTTTACGCATTTTCTCACAATCATCTGTCCTACTATCGGCATATGAAAATGTATCATGTCTGTAATTGCTTGGTCTATAATCGTCAACCCTAATATTAGTAGGGCAATCGCTATCACCGCGAGTATACTGTCCAGTTTGATTAGCAAGCGAAACATCTGTCATTTTAAATCCAATCTGATGGTGAATATTATGGGTACTCTTTAAAATAAATGGTATTACGATTTCAATTTTATTTTAAAGCTAATGAAAAGCATTTCTAATAATTCTCTGCCCGGAATGCTTCAAATTCCATGTATATTTTTTTCAGCTTATACACGTAAGGAAATTCACGTCGCAGTCTATATGTGTATTCGGCCATATACTCGCTGTTTGCCCACTCCTTCTTCTTATAAATCATTTGCCTATATGTGTGCTTCTCTATTTTCTCCTCTAATTTTCGTTGATAAGACGAGCACTGTCCGTCGGCGAAGTAATCATCCGTGTCGTAATTAAATTTGGGGCTAATATACTTTGGTTCCCGCGACAGGTCGGTTGTCAGTTTACAATAACGACCACATTCCGATATATACTCGATAACCAAGTACCGGTCAACATAATAATCACAGTCCATCTTAATGTGGTGTTGCATGCACGTATTTATGTATATAATAGTAGTACAAAAGTAATCAATTTTTTTCATAAACTTTATAATGGGATTATATTCTGTTTATATTTATATAATGGTCTCCAAAACCAAGAAGCAACCCGTTTCATTATTTGGCATTAACGATTGCAATCCTCCAAAGAAGAACTCCAAGCGGGGGTATACGTTTAACAAAAAGGCTGCGAAAACATTTAAGAAACGGCCGAAACCATACGATTACAAACAAATAATTCTATTTCCGCACAATCTTGGGCAAACAAAGACTGGTACCGAAAAGGCGCCGAATCAGTTAAATAAGTTTATAAATCACAGAAAGCACAAGATTATGCGGGTTAAAAACACGGGCGACCTTTATAAAAATATAAATGATCTATATGTGGCCAATGCAAAATTGAAGGGAAAGATTATCAACATTGGAGGCGACCATTCTATGGCCATTGCAACAATCGCCGATACATTAAATAAACACCCCGACGCAAAGGTGGTATACTTTGATGCCCATGCAGATATAAACACCTATAAAAGCTCAAACTCCAAACACTATCACGGAATGCCATTAAGTTTCGTAACAGGAATAGATAAAGACGACCGTTTTTCGTTTATTAAAAACAAGCTACCCCTTAAGAACCTGCTTTATATAGGAAGCCGGTGCTGGGATCTATTTGAAATAGACGAGGTTTATAAGAAAAATATCAAGTTTTTAACCCCAGACGAAATAAACAACAATTTTGAAGCATCTGTAAATAAAATAATGGAGTTTGTTGGAAATTCGCAGGTTCATGTTTCATTTGACGTAGATTCCATTGACCCTGCATATATTCCGTCTACAGGAACCCCGGTAAAAAATGGCCTTAAATTAGACAACGCCATTAAGATTTTGGACAATTTAAANAGTACAAATATTGTCAATATGGACATAACCGAACTGAATACTTCCTTGGGAAGCGCTAAGGANGGAGACAAGTCTGTAAAGAACACTGCTGCATTATTTCATAAATTTTTAAGTTAGACGCCCGTTCCTGGTTGTATTGGATCCGGAATAACCGCGGCTACAAACACCTCTTCGTTGCTCTCCTTTGATTGATGATATAGCGTAAGTGATTCGTAAAAGTCTTTTACTTTCTTATTTATACGTATTCGCTGTGCGTCAAATGA